GATACTCTGTCACGCTGACCCGCCCTATGGCATGGGCAAGGAAGCCGAGGGCATCGCCAACGATAATCTGTACGCCAGCAAACTCGATGCCTTCCAGATGCGTTGGTGGCAAAAAGGCAGGCCCTCCCTGGCGGACAATGCGAGTGCGTATATCTGGGGTAATGCGGAAGACCTGTGGCGCCTCTGGTATGTCGGGGGCTTGCGTGACAGTGAACGGCTGACCTTCCGTAATGAGCTGGTGTGGGCCAAAGGCGATGCTGGGGCTGGAGGTGTCAGTCATCAGGGCGCGGAGGGATTGCGGCTCTATCCTGGGGCGACTGAACGCTGTCTCTTCTTTATGCTCGGTGAACAAGGCTTTAGCACCAATGCGGATAATTACTGGGAAGGCTGGGAGCCCATACGCGCCTATCTGAAGGCCGAACGGGATCGCATGGGCTGGGACAATGCGCGATGCAAAGAACTCGCAGGGCATAGCCCCACGAGCGGCTGTCATTGGTTCGATGAATCACAGTGGATGATGCCGACCCGCGAGGTCTACGAAGCCTGGCAACGTGCGGCGCGCGACTATGACGGCTTCAAGCGCGACTATGACGACCTCAAGCACGACTATGACGACCTCAAGCACGACTATTATGCCACCCGCGCCTACTTCGACAATACGCATGACAACATGACTGACGTGTGGGACTTCCCCCGTGTCAAGGGCGAGGAACGGCACGGCCACCCGACGCCCAAGCCCGTTGCCCTCATCGAGCGTATGGTCATGAGTAGCACGCCTACGGGAGGGCTGGTCTATGATCCCTTCCTCGGCTCTGGCACCACGCTCATCGCCTGCGAGAACCTCAGCCGCATTTGTTACGGCTGTGAGCTTGACCCCGCCTATGTCGCGGTGACGCTTGAGAGGTGGCACCAGTTGACCGGCGAGCAACCCCAACGCCTCACGTGATCATTTCGGAAGTTTCGTAGTATGCCTAGTAAGCAACGATATACGCCTGAAGAAGTCATGGATGCACTCAAGGCCACCAAGGGTATGGTCTTTTTAGCCGCACGTCATTTAGGTTGTGACCATGATACGGTGCTGAACTATTGTAAGCGCTATCCCAAAGTGGAGGCGATGAAAAAAGCTATGCGTGGCGAGCTTGTGGACTTGGCCGAAATTAAACTTTATCAGTCCATCCAGAACGGCGAGCCCTGGGGCATCGCCTTTGCCCTCAAGACCATCGGCAAGGATCGCGGTTACGTCGAGCGCCACGAGCAGACCGGCAAGGATGGCGACGCAATCACGCTGCGCGTCGTGTATGACCAGAGCCCGACGCTGCCTGAATTGCCCGCGCCTGCGCCCCGTGCGCTAGAGGAGGGCATCAATGGCCACCGCCGTCTCCTCCCCGAGTGACCGGGAATGCCTCATCCACATGAAGTGGCCGCATGCGGAGCAGCAGAGGTTTATCGAGAGCCCAGCACCACGCAAAATTATCCGTGCTGGCAGACGCGGCGGAAAAACCACGGGCTTGGCGATCCTTGCCATCCGAGAATTCCTGAAAGGCAAGCGGGTGTTGTACGCCGTGCCAACGTCCGACCAGGTAACAAAGTTCTGGTTTGAGATAACCTATGCGCTCTCAGAACCCATTGATCGCGGGCTGTTCAAGAAGAATGAGACGCTGCATATTGTGGAATTGCCAGGGACCGAGCAACGGATTCGTGCAAAAACTGCATGGTCGGCTGACACACTTCGGGGAGACTTCTGCGATCTACTTATCATAGATGAATTTCAACTATGCAACGAAGATGCGTTTGCGTTGGTAGGCTTGCCGATGCTGCTTGATCGGAATGGGCGATGTGTGCTGGTGTATACACCGCCCTCGATACGCACGGCGAGTGTGACGAAAGCCTATGACCCGCGCCATGCAGCCAAGCTTTTTAAGACGGCGGCATCGGATACATCAGGTCGGTGGGAAGCCTTCCATTTCAGTTCGCATAAAAACCCCCATATTTCGGCTGATGCATTGGCGGATATGGCGGGGGATATGTCAGTCATGGCGTATCATCAAGAGATTTTAGCCGAGGATCTTGAGGAAATTCCAGGTGCTCTTTGGACTATGTCGCTTTTAGATAAGACCCGTGTCACCCAAGCCCAGATTCCGCCCCTCGTGCGTGTGGCGGTGGCGCTCGACCCGGCAGGCACCTCGCAGGAGACCAGTGACGAGATGGGCATTGTGGCCGGTGGGCGCAGTGCCGATGGCCATGGCTATGTGCTGCGCGACGCGTCCAGGCGTGGCACCCCAGCGGCGTGTGCGCGGGCGGCGATCCTGCTCTATGATCAGTTGGAGGCCGATGTGCTGCTCGGCGAAACGAACAACGGCGGCGAATGGATTGGGACGGTCATCCAGTTTGTAGCAAATGAGATGTATCGCGCGGGGGATCGCCCGTCGCCACACGTCAACTATCGGATGGTGCACGCCAGCCGCAGCAAGCAGACCCGGGCGGAGCCGGTCTCGGCCGAGTATGAAAACGGACGCGTATCGCACGTGGGCTATTTTCCCGGTCTTGAGGACGAGATGGTAGGGTGGGTTCCGGGTATGCCGTCGCCGAGCCGGATGGACGCACTCGTATGGCTCTTTACGGAATTGCTGTTACAAGCACCTCGGAAAGCAACGACGATGGCTTTGAGGTTCTGAGATGAGTGTCTCGACGCTTCACCCCCAATATGTTGCTATGCTGAACTCATGGGGCACTTTACGCGATGCGTATGAGGGCGAATCCGCCGTGAAGGCTGCTGTCGCGCCGCGTCGTTCAAGCCGGAGTCCACAGGTCGCAGGCACCCGCTATTTGCCACGCCCCCCTGGCATGCTCCTAGAAGACCAGTACATTTTGTACAGAGATAGGGCATCTTGGTCAGATTTCACCGCCAACGTGGTCAATGGTATGGGCGGTGCCATCTTCCGCCGCGAGCCCGTGGTCGAAGCGCCAACAGCTCTCGAGCCGCAGCTTGAAGACATTACCCAGACCGGGGTGCCGCTGCGCACCTTTGCCGAGCAGGCCGTGCGCGAAACCTTACTGATGGGGCGCTTCGGTGTGCTCGTGGATTTCCCGCAGCCGGTCATCACCGAGACGGGTGTGACTGCGCCACCGGCGATCCCACGGCCCTATTGGATCGCCTATCCCTGCGAGGAAATCCTGAACTGGCGCACCGTGCAGCGGCAAGGCGATACGGTTCTGAGCTTGGTGGTGCTCAAGGAGTGCGTGCCCGTGCCGCAGGGCATGTGGCCCTCGCCAGACTTCTTCATTGTGCAGGACCAGATCCAGTATCGCGTGTTACGTCTGAACGAGTTGGGCCAATATGAGGTGAGTCTGTGGATCGAGCAGCCCTCCGCACGATCGCGGACGCCAGCGCTGCCGCAGATGCTTGCGACGTGGATTCCCGAGCGCGAAGGCGTGCCGCTGGACTTCATCCCGTTCGTGTTCATGGCACCCTTCAGCCTCGAACCTGCGGTCGAGAAGTCCCTGATTGAGGGCCTGGTCGAAGTGAACTATAGATATTTCAGGCACTCCGCCGACTATGAGCAAGCGCTGTTCTTGACGGCCATGCCGACGCCCTATGTCTGCTCGTCCCTGCTGGAGCCGCAGACGCAACTCCTCATTGGTTCCTATGTCGCCTGGGTGATTCCCGATAGCAACGCCAAGGTTGGCCTGCTGCAGCCCGATGCCGCTGGCCTGCCTGCGCACCAGATCGCCCTCGACACCGACAAGAAGGACATGGCCGCGCTGGGGGCACGCTTGCTCGAAACGCCCGCCGATGTGACCGAGACGCGCATTGCGGCCAATAGTCGCACGCAGGGCGCCGAGAGCCCGATGCAGAGCCTCATTACCACCGTGAGCCAGGGCTTGACGCAGGCGTTACAAATCCATACATGGTGGTTTGGGGCAAGCGACACGCCTGACGATACGGCGGTCACGTTTAACCTCAATAAAGACATTGTCTCCAGTGAGATGTCGCCGCAGTTGCTGACGGCATTGCTGCAAGCGCTGCTCAACAATAAGATTTCCGGCGCAACGTGGTGGTGGAACTTGAAAAAAGGCGAGGTGGCACCCCCCATGGTAGAATGGGAGGAGGAGCAAGCCTTGCTGGAGATTCAGGAGCAGCAGCAGCCACTCATTGCGCCCATGCCAGGCCAGCCCCCACGGCCACCGGCGGGGCAGAATGGCACGGCACGACCTGCCGCATAAGGAGGGCTGTATGCCTCTGAAAAAAGCGCGTAAGGGAGCGAGCAAGGCTTCGCGACGCAAGCTCGCATCCAAGAACATTAGCGAATTTTCCCATGGGAAGACGTTTGCGCGCACTAAGCGGAAGTTTGGTGCCGCAAAAGCTCGCAAACAGGCGATTGCCGTCGGGCTTGCGACGGCCGGCCTCAGTCGTCGGCGTAAGAAAAAGAGGTAAGGATGGCTGACCCTGCTGGCATCGAGGCCAGTCAAGAACGCGTGCACCGCGAGGTCCTCCAGCAGACGCGTGAGCATGCCCTGCGCAATGCCCTGCTCATCTACGAGCCGACGCTGGCCGTGGGGACGCTCGGCTTGCGCGAGGTGCTGACGCGCCTGGAAGAGGTGATTGCCAAGGAACTGGCGCGGCTGGATCAACCAGCGGAGTCTCCCTAATGTTTCTGCTGATCCTGCTGCTGGTGGTCGTGGCGACGGGTATCGGAGTACTGCTGAACATGGGCAACCCGCCCAGTCATCCACATGAAGGAGAGTAACGGTGCCGACCTTCAAGGTGGATATTCCTGTCGAGAGCTACAAGCGCTTGGCCGAGATTGCGGTCACCGAACGGAGACCGATTCCTTGGCAAGCGGAAATGTTGCTGATCGCAGCCATTGACCAACGAACAGAAAGGATGGCTATGGACCGAAGTGACGATCGCAATGAAGCCGTGCTACGCGCCCTGCTGAGCGTGTTCAACCCTGACGGCGGCTGGGAGCGGATTCCCTATCCTGACGTGCTGCATCAACTTCAGGGTTGCCTGACGGATGCCGTGCCGATGACGCCCACAAAGCAGCCCCCGGACCCGCCCGCGGTGGACCAGGAACAAGCGGCGCGGGAGGCACTGGGCCGGCTGGACCCACATGCCGAGGATAGCAAGCTGGGGTATGCGGAGGTGCTGCACCGGGATCTGGGCATCGTCGATCGCGAACTGTTTCGCTGGACGAGCAGCACTGTGCAGCCCCCAGGGCCGTCTGGGGAAATCGCGGTGGCGGGCTCGTCTGCGGCGCGCAGTGGAGGCTAGGAGGCATCGATGGAGCAGCACGACACCTGGACGCTCACCGTGGTCCATGGCATCGAATATCCGCCGCTGCCGGAGTTGGGCTGTCTGCACAGCCGGTGGGGGGAGTGTCGGACGCCGTATCCCGAGTCGCGCTGTGCCTGTGGGGCTCACGAGCTGCATTGGGAGCACGTGCCAGCCGAACTGCGGCCCGCCGCGGTGAAAGGGTAGCGTGTGGCTGAGTCGGTCAATCAGCGCATTGCCGATCGCCTTGTGCGGCGCCAGATCCAGGCCGCTCGTATCGAGGCGGGCTTGCGTGCGCAGGTTCTCGAGCGCCTCGCCGTCCTGGAGCAGGATATTCTTGCCGCCATCAAGACCGCTGACCCTACCGAGTTCGCCTTGCTCAGTCGCCGCAGACGTGAGGTCGAGGACCTCATGCGTGAGGAGCTGGGTCCGCTGATCCAGGACCGCTACGCACGCCTGGCCGGGCTGCTCGATGCGGCCCTGCTCCGGCTGGGACAGTCAGAGGTCGCGGCGGTTGAGACGATTGTCAATGCTGCGGCGGGGGACGACGTCATCGAGGCTTTGCCCTCACAGCGTCACCTGCGAGCGGGGATTACGCAGACGTTGTTTCCCTCGCCCAGTAAGCCGACCGATCCCAGCGCGACGGGCAGCGAGTGGTGGAGCCGGGCCGCCGACAGCCTGACGCAACGGGTGCGCGATACGCTGCTGGTTTCAGTGTCGTTGGAAGAAAGCCTGACAGAGATGACGAGACGCGTCAGAGGGACGGCTGAGAATAATTTTGCCGATGGCGTGATGGCGCGGGGCCGTGCTGATGCGACGCGGTTGCTGACGACACAGGTGACAAATGCCCTGGGGGAAACGCGTACCGCTGTCGCCGCTGCAAATCCCACACGACTTATCGTCATACACCAATCAGTCCTTGACAGCCGCACCAGTATCCTATGTTTAAGTAGAAACGGTTTGAAATACACAGCCGATACGCACGAAGGCATTGGGCATGATGTGCCATACTTAAACGGAGTTCCATATCATCCCTCGTGACGCAGCAGTATCGTACCTGTTCTGGAGAACGGGGGGCCTGTGGCTCAGGAGAGCACCGCACAGTGGCTGCGCCGTCAGGGGGAGGCGGTGCAGGATGCGGTGCTCGGGCCGACGCGGGCCGACCTTTTTCGGCGGGGCCGCTTATCTCCGCAGGATCTGCTGTCAGCGATGGGCAGACCGCTGACCTTAGAGGAGCTCGGGGCATGACCCACGAGGACGCCGTGGCCATCTATGCAACCTATGACCTGAGTGAGGTCCAGCAGGCCGTCTTTGTGCGCCTCTACGAGGCCCTGGAGGACCCGAGCAGCCCGGACGAGGTCGATGTCTTCCCCGTGTTCATGCAACTCTTTACGGATGCCATGTGCAGTTATTACCTGGCACATGTGCAGGGGGAGGTCTCCCTCGATCTCTACAGTACAGACCTGCTGTCGCTCGTGCAGGATCTGTTTGTGGCGAAGTGCCTGTTGTTCCATGGATGGCAGGCGCCGGAGGAGAGGGAGGCATGAAAAAAGGCTCGCTGGCCTATCGACAATTCATGCAGACCCGCAATGTCGCGATTGTGCGGGCCGTGCTGGGCGGCGAGCCGTGTGTGGACGTCGCGCCCCGGTATGGACTGACGCCTGGACGGATTCAGGTGATTGTGCATGAACATTGTCGCCGCCAGAATAGCGAGTTGTACTGGACGCCACGCTGGCAGACGTTGCGGTTTTTGCGGGAGCATCGCGCGGCGTTTGGCGTCCCACCCGTGGTCGAGAACCCGTTGGATACCGAACCATGACGCCGCCCGCTG